ACATTTGCTAAAGGTATGACACCTCAAATGTTATTTGATTTAGCAAAGGATAAAGGCGTTATAACAAAAGAACAACAAGCTGACTTTACAAGAAGAGTAGGTAAGGATAGAACAGCACTAGCAGAGTTTAATGAGATAGTATCAAAAGCTGATGAACCACGATTACGTTACGTAGGTCAATCACCAGAACAAATAGAATTGATAAGAGCAAAAAATTTGTATCCTCAAACTTCTTTAAATAAAACACAAAGAGTTAATTTATTAAAACAATCAAAAAAATTTTTAGATGAAGCAGCGTCCATGGATGCACCAAAAGAAACAAAAATACAAACTTTTCTTCAAAGTATGAAAACAGCTTTTGGAGAATTAGCAGATACTCCCATAGTTAAAAAGATTGCTAATAAAGCTTTAATGATATTAAAATTTATACCCTCTGGTCCGTTAGACGCTTTAGAGTTTATACCTCAAGATATTTTTGAACAGGATTTTTTGAGCATGGACCAAGAACCGGAATTTGTTGCGAAAGGTGGAATTATGGATATAAATGAAATGACAAAACCTCTAGGAGTATAATGGCTAAATTTCCTGATGGTGCTATAAGACAAATACTTTTTGATAAATTAGTAGAAATGGGAAGACTACCATCTAATCCTACTGACCAAACTATACAAACTATAAATGATATTAGTGATTCAGAGGCTTTAAAACTTTTAAGATCGTTACCGGGCACTGGACCAACAATACAAAAAGCAGGAGGCGGTATGATGAACATAAATGACATGATTAGACCTATTGGCATGGCAAATGGTGGGGATGCTAGTAAAGCAGAATTACAAGGACTTTTAAAGTCTCTTAGACTTTCATTAATGATAGCTGAAGGGACGAGTACTCCATCTTTTTTAGGTGGCGGTAGTTCACAACAAATAAGAGATTTAGAAGAAAAAATTAGACAAATCGAATTAATGTTAGGTGAGTAATGGTTATTGAAAAAGTAAACGAAGAAATTGATCTAGAGATAGCTCCAGATTCAGCACAAGAAATATCTGCACCAATGATGGAAGGTGATGCGATGATGTTGGACGATGGTTCAGCAATCGTGAATCCTGTTGAAGATACATCAATGGAAGGTGCATTTAATGCAAACTTAGCAGAACTTATACCAGATGATGAATTAGAATCACTTTCAGGAAGTCTAGTTAGTGATTACGAATATGATAAAGATGCAAGAGCCGATTGGCTTAAAACATATACTGATGGCTTAGATTTATTAGGTTTTAAATATGAAGATAGATCTAAACCATTTGCTGGTGCAACAGGTGTTACACATCCTTTACTAGCAGAAACAGTTACACAATTTCAAGCGCAAGCTTATAAAGAGTTACTACCTCCCGAAGGCCCTATCCGTACACAAATAGTGGGTGAAATTAATCCGGATATTGAACAACAATCACAACGTGTAAAAGAGTTCATGAATTATCAGATTAGTTATGAAATGGAAGAGTACGATCAAGAACTTGATCAAATGCTTTTTCATTTACCACTAGCGGGTAGTGCCTTTAAAAAAGTTTATTATGAAAGTGTAAAAGGAAGAGCAGTTTCTAAATTTGTACCAGCAGAAGATGTGGTAATGCCATATGTTTCTACTGATATGGAATCTTGTGAACGAGTTACACATGTTATTAAAACAATGGGTAATGAGTTACGTAAAAAACAAGTAAGTGGTATGTACCGTGATATTGATGTTACAATGTCACAAGTTGATTCAAACGAAGCAGAAGAAAAATATGATGAATTAGATGGTATTAAAGCTCCACAAAATGCTGAAGATATAGTACTATTAGAGTTTCATTGCGATTTAGACATACCCGGATTCGAAGATAAGAACTCGCAAACAGGAGAGACAACAGGTATAAAGCTACCATATGTTGTTACTGTTGACGAAGGTTCGGGAAAAGTTTTGTCTATATACCGAAACTATAGAGAGGATGATCCCCTTCGTAAAAAGATACAATATTTTGTTCACTATAAGTTTTTACCCGGCCTTGGTTTTTATGGCTTTGGCCTTATCCACATGCTCGGGGGTTTATCAAGAACAGCTACATCCGCACTCCGTCAACTTATCGACGCTGGTACGTTGTCCAATCTCCCTGCCGGTTTTAAGGCAAGAGGGTTGCGCGTTCGAGACGACGATCAACCGCTCCAACCCGGAGAATTCAGGGATGTAGATGCACCGGGAGGCGCGATCCGCGAATCCTTGATGTTGATACCTTATAAAGAACCAAGTCAAACTCTTTTTGCATTACTTGGATTTGTTGTTGATGCAGGTAGACGTTTCGCGTCTATTGCAGATAACAAAATGGGCGAAGGCTCACAAGCAAATCCTGTAGGCACAACAATGGCAATCATGGAACGCGGCACGAAAGTGATGAACGCTATTCATAAACGATTACATTACGCACAAAAAGTTGAATTTAAATTACTATCACGAGTCTTTGCAGAAAGTTTACCGGCTGAGTATCCTTATGCTGTTCGTGGTGGCAATCGTATTATTAAACAACAAGATTTTGATGAACGGGTGGACATACTACCTGTTTCTGATCCGAATATTTTCTCTATGGCTCAGCGCGTTACTCTAGCGCAGACACAAATGCAAATGGCTACATCAAATCCGCAAATGCATAACATGCACGAAGCGTATAGACGTATGTATGAAGCACTTGGTGTAAGAGATATTGACATGTTACTTCCTCCTCCTCAACAACCACAACCAGAAGATCCGGGAATGGAAAATTCTAAAGCACTACAAATGATGAAGCTACAAGCATTCCAAGGACAGAACCATGCAGCGCATATAAATGCACACCAAGCATTTATGAGTTCGTTTTTAGTTGCAAATAATCCACCAACAATGGGTATATTGCAATCACATATTTCTGAACATATTGCGATGATGGCAAGAGAAGAGATACAAGCAAAAAATGCACAAGTTATGCAAGAACAAGCACAACAATTTGGTGGACAAGTACCACCAGAACTAATGCAACAGTTCCAACAACAAAATGAAAAAGAAATTGCGGAGAGAATTGTAACAATGACAGAGGAATTAGTGGCAGAAGAACAAGAATACCTTGGACAAAAAGACTCTGATCCATTAATCGACTTAAAACAACAAGAACTTAACCTTCGTGCACAAGAAATTCAGCAAAATAAAGACATTGCAGAGCAAAAACTTGACTTAGATGCTGAAAAATTGAACTTTGAAGGTCAAAAACTAGAACAAAAAGACGAAATGGACAGAGAAAAGCTACAAAGTCAAGAAGATCAAGCAGATTTACGAGCAGAAGTAGCTTTACGAGGACAAAGGAGGCAAGATGGCTCTAAGTAAAGACATAATTAAAAGATTAAAGAAGAAATATAGACGTCCACTTGGCACTAAAGTAGGTGATTCAAGAAAAATAATGCAACAACTGACAAAAGGTGCTAATGTATCTAGGTATATGGCAAAAGATGGAGGTTACGTTGCAAAAAAGAGAAAAAAAGTTGTTAAAAAACGAAAAAAATAATAAACCAAAACAGATTTTAGATGAAGTGTTTGCTTTTGCTGATCAACATCAGCAAGACCCAATGGCATTAAGTGCGTCATTGTTGGTTGTAGCAAAAACAATTTATCTGGATATATTGGGTCCAGAACAGACACAAGATATGTTTTATGCATTCGCAGAAGGTTTAGAAAACCACGAATATAAACAGGTGACAATACATTAATGGCTGGTTGCAGACATTGTGAACATGAATGTCACCACGGTAATGGCGGTAAATGTCATTGTGGTTGCTTAAACTGTGAACATGATGTAAAAGATGCATTACAAAAACTTGAAGAGATTTTAGATCCAATAAAAGTAGTCGAATTCGAACCTGATTTTGATTTGACTGAACACTAGGAGGAAAAATGAACTTAGTTAAAGATCTATGGTCACACCTAAAAGAGTGGAGTGACTGGAAAATGAAAGACTGGATTAAAGCAGGCATTGTAGCTATTATAGTGATTGTTGTAATCAGTCAAATTGGTGGAGGGGGAGCTTAGACTTATGGTCTGGCAACTCTTAGCTAAACCTTTACTTGGCGTCGTTGCTGACGGCGTCAAGGGTTTTGTTGAAACCAAAAAGGCAAAGGCAGAATTAAAAGTAACAGAAGTTAAAGCAGCAACTAAATTAAAACAAGATCAAATCGCCGGAAAAGTAAAATGGGAAGCATCGGCGGTAGATCAAATGAAGGGAAGCTGGAAAGATGAGCTAATTTTAATTTGCTTACTTGCTCCAGCGACATTAGTCTTTTTTCCCGGAATGACGGAACATATTCACAAGGGCTTTATTGCCTTGCAATCACTCCCTGATTATTACAAACATCTTTTATATATCGCTTGTTCAGCAAGCTTTGGCATTAAGGCTGGAAAAGGTGCAATGGGATTAATAAAAAAGAAATAAATGGATGGAATACATTTAGCTGAAAAGCTATTTAGAGTAATTAGGACTAGACAAAACCAACTAACTGAGATAATTGTAAACAATCAAGTAAAAGATTGGAATGATTATCAAAATCATTTAGGTCAATTAGATACTTTAAATTACATAGAACAGGAACTCTCGGACCTGCTAAAGAAACAGGAGCAAAATGACTAATTTAATTTTACCAACACATGTTGCGAAAGCTCGTGCTAAACAAGTAAAAGAAAAAAAGAAAAAAGAAGAAACTAAATTACCCGAACCAACAGGTTGGAGAATTTTGATTTTACCTCATCAAGGTAAAAGCAAAACTAAGGGCGGTGTTTATCTTACTGGTAAAACTATAGAAGAAACACAAATTGCAGCGAACGTTGGGCTTGTGTTAAAAGTAGGACCAGATGCATATAACGATAAAGATCGTTTTCCTAACGGAGCTTGGTGCAAAAAAAACGATTGGGTAATATTTGCCAAATACGCCGGTTCACGTCTTAATATTGAAGGCGGAGAACTACGCTTACTAAACGATGATGAAATTTTAGGAGTTGTTGATGACCCCGAAAGTATCTTATCGCCAGTAACACATTAACATGGAGAGGAACCCATGCCCGAAGCACAAGAAGCAGCGATAAAAGACGATAATATTATGGTTGATTTAGATACAACCGGAAAATCTGTTGATGTCGAACTTAAAGAAGATAAAGACGAAGAAAAAGAACAACCGGAGATTGAAGTAAAAGAACAACCGGTTAAAGAAGAAAAAAAAGATGAACGCGAAGAGTATAGTGATGGTGTCAAAAAACGTATTGACAGATTAACATACAAAATTCGTGAAGCAGAACGTAGAGAAAAAGAAGCTCTTAGTTTTGCTGAACAAGTAAAAAAAGAACGCGATGATTTACAAACAAAGTTTACAAAACTTGATGATGGTTATGTTAATGAGTTTGCAGGTCGTGTAAAATCAGAATTAGAAACAGCTAAAATAGCCTTAAAAGCTGCCGTTGCAAAAGGAGATGTAGATGCACAAGTGGCAGCAAATCAATCTTTAGCAAGATTAGCTATTGAGGAAGAGCGTATAAAAGCTACAGAAGAACAAAGAAAATTATACGAAAAATCTCAAGAAAATGCTGGACAGACAGTACAACAACCTGTACAAAGTAATGTACAACAACAACCACCGGCAAAACCGGACCCTAAAGCAGAAGCTTGGGCGGAAAAAAATGAGTGGTTTGGAAAAGATGAAGCCATGACATACGCTTCGTTTGGTATCCACAAAAAACTTGTGGAAGAAGAAGGATACAATCCATCTTCTGATGAATACTACGAAGAAATTGACAAAAGGCTTCGGAACGAGTTTCCCCAAAAGTTTAACGATGGGGGAGAAGTCCAAGGAGGTAAGCAACCCGTCCAAACAGTTGCCTCTGCTACAAGGACCACAAGAACTGGACGCAAAACAGTGAGACTCACGCCATCTCAAGTAGCAATTGCTAAAAAATTAGGTGTGCCACTTGAAGAATATGCGAAATACGTGAAGGAGTAGGCATATGAATAAAATAAATGAAAATAAGACTCCACGCGCTGCTCAATCCCGCGAGAAAACGACTCGTAGGAAACCATGGGCACCCCCGTCATCCCTTGACGCACCTCCTGCACCCGATGGGTTCAAATACAGGTGGATACGCGCTGAAACTTTAGGGCAAGCAGATAATAAAAATCTAAATGCTCGATTAAGAGAAGGTTTCGAACTCGTAAGAGCCGATTCCGACGACGGTCAGTATCCGACAATACAGGAAGGTAAATACCAAGGTGTTATAGGAGTTGGTGGTTTACTGCTGGCGAAAATTCCAACAGAAATCGTTGAAGAGCGAATGGCTTACTTTAGACAGCAAGTGCAGGATAAAGAAGAAGCGGTCGCAAATGATTTACTGAAGGAACAACATCCTAGCATGCCGGTCTCTAAACCAGACAGGCAGTCTCGTGTAACCTTCGGTGGTAACCGAAAGAACTAATTTTTTAGCTCTTTTGTCCATCGAATTAAAATATTAACCCTTTAAAAAAAGGAAACAACGATGGCAAATAAAGACGCAGCTTTCGGGTTTAGACCCGTAAGGCATCTTACAGGCGGTCTAATTCGTACGAACGAGTACAAAATTGCAGCCAATTATGGCACCAGCATATTTCAAGGTACACCGGTATTAGCGGTAACCGCTGGTGGTATTGAAATAGCTGACGATTCTTCTGGAACTCCTAGTGTAATTCTAGGTATTTTCGGCGGATGTTTTTATACTGACCCTACGACTAGTAAGCCAACATTTAGCAATTATTATCCAGCAAGCACAAATGCTTCTGATATTGTTGCACAGGTATACGACGATCCAAGAATCGTCTTTGAAGTCCAACATGATGGAACTGGCACAGCAGCTATGAACTTCGGTGGATTTGATTTTGTAGGTAAAAGTGGAAGCACTACATCTGGCAGATCATCTGGCGAATTAGATACTACTACAGTTACAACGTCTGGACAATTTAAACAAATAGGTATTTCGAAAGATCCTAACAACAGTGATACATCCAGTGCAAACTGCAATGCGTATGTAATTCCAAATGTTGGAGAACATTCTTACTTATTAAC